AAGAAAACAATTAACTTACTGGATGAAAGTTTGTTGATTAAAAGATTTCAGGGTGAAGCTCCTGAACAAAAGTTTTTAATCGCAGACACATTACCATTAGGTGTGCCTATTATATTTTCAGCAGCGGGAGATGCGGGTAAAGGTATGATGACACTAGATTTGGCAATGAAGGTATCAAGTGGTCAGCCCATGACAAGTGCCTTCGGGGATAATATTACAGAGTTTGGCAATACAATTATCTTTACGGCAGAGGATGATGAGGGTGAAATGCACAGGAGAATTGAGCGTTTAGATCCGAACAATTCTCGTTTTGATTATGAACATGAAATTAGAATTGTATCCCTTCCTAATGTTGGTGGTGTGTTTCCAATACTGCAAGAGACTAGTGATGGATACAAGACTAGCGTTGAGTTTGAGAAGATATACGAGCAAATTATACAAATGAATAATTTAAAGTTAATCGTGTTTGATCCATTAGCATCATTTGTTCATGCAGATGTAAATTCTGATCCAGCAGCAGGAGCAGCACTAACGGGATTACTGGCACAAGTGGCTACAGAAACTGGAGCTTCAGTAATGATGTGTCACCACATGACAAAGATTAAAGATGATGTGGCAGTTTCATCTCCAGAGCAAGCAAGGAATATGATTCGAGGTACTTCAGCATTAGTTGATGGTGTACGTTGTGCGTTTGCTATATGGCAAGTAGATGAGGCTACTGGTCGTAGACGTTGCCAAGATTTAGGTATCGAATATCAAAGAAACAGATGCTTTGATGGCGCAGTTGTTAAGTCAAATGGCCCTGCAAGGCGTGATATAAGGCATTTTGTTCGGGATATGTTTTCTGGATTGTTGGAAGATAGATCGGAAGATATATCAAGACTGCATTCTGGAAGTAATCGGGAGATAAAGAAAGATGCCTTGTTTGCTTGGATTGCTACATGTGAGCGGGAAGGTAGAGCGTTAACACAGCAATCGGGAGCAGATGCTATATTACAACGTATGTCTGCTGATACTGATGCACCAAGAACTCTAGATAACTGCACACAAAGAATGGTTGATGGAATTGTTCGGGAATTAATTGCAGAAGGACGAATTGGTAAGTACTCTTTTAGTAGGTCAGGTGGTCGTAAATGGCTCGGAACTACAGATGGAGACATGAGCAGAGGCGAATATGAGGCTAGTACAGCAACAGAGAACTTATAATGCAGTTTGATTTGTTTAATCATGTAAACTTGTGGAAAAGTCGTACAGGTTACAAAATGGCTAACAGGTCAGTTGGATACAGGGGTAAGAAGTTTGATGAAGTTTGTTTTCAATACCAGTTGCGAAAAAGTTTAGATGACAATAGACCAAGATCAAGCATAAAAAACGCTGTAATGCACGAAATACCATTTAAAATGGCTCAAAATTTTATACTAAAATATGAGTGGCTGGGTACTATGGGAACCACAAAGTTTAGTCTAGGTATGTTCTGTGATGATGATTTAGTTGGTGTTATGTGTTTTGGTTTGACTGCTGGAACAGGAGCTTTGTCAGAATTGTTCGGAGATCATAACAAACATTTAGGTATTGTATTAGTCAGAGGAGCTTGCGCCAGTCATGCTCACCCCCATTCAGGTAGTTGGATGATTGGTCAAGCTAAGAAACATTTAATTAAGAAAGGGTATAACTTTGTTATTGCTTATTCTGATCCTGAAGCGGGAGAGATCGGAACATTATATCAGGCTACGAACTGGCATTTTTATGGATTTACATCTCCAGTTAATTATCTAATTAGACCAGATGGCAAGCGTGTTGATCCAAAGTTAATACACAAATACGCCAATAAACTGGGCGTTACAAGCCAAGAACAAAAACAAAGTTTTATTAATAAAGGATATTTATTTGAAAAAGGTAGCAGAAAGTTAAAATATTTTCTAACATTTGGAGATAAAAAAAAGCTGAAGGATTTATTGAAATGTCAAAATGTTCGGGTTTACCCGTATCTTAAAAGAGATGTGCCAATGAATGCTTTGTACGAAAAATGGAGGAAAGATAATGAGTGAACAAAGTCGAAGAAGAACTTGGCAACCAGTTGTGCAAACAAAACAAAAACCGAATAATTGTTCGATTTGTGGCAAGTCTGGAGCTTCGTATTCTATTGATGGAGGATGGAATTGGCATTGCTGGGTATGCGTTCCAGATGAAAGTTACTTTAAAGCAGGTGGGGAAGATGATGCAAAAATGTATTAACTGCGGTGTTAAAATGAAAATAGGGCGTTATGAAAAAGCTAAGTTTTGCGTAAATTGCAATTATGAAAGACAAGCTGGTAATGCTGAAATTAAAAAAGTTTTTAAAGATTTGCAAAAAAGAAACAGTAAAATGACACCTGAAGAACTAGAAATGAATGAAAAATTTGAAGATGATCCCAGGGCAAAAACCGAACAATTATACGGTAAAGTATCAAAAGTTCCTGACAGATCATATTATTCTCCTGTTAGCAGCATTGATGATGAGAGCATGTAATGCCAGAGCTGATATGCAATTTACCAGCAGAACAAATTTGGGTTAGAAAAGAATACCTCAGAGATTTACAAGATGGACATGGAGAGTTTGTTAAAGGCATATGGATTACAGCTAAGTCTATAGCGGGTCGAGCTTTTTACTTTGAAACATACTTACCTGAATATGGAGCTATGTTTGATAAGCTACCAATATCTGCATTTGTATCAAAACCAGTTACGCCTAAACTTGATATGGATTTACCTAATTTACAGTTTTGGAATTGTATGGATTATAATGTTACCGCTATACATAAACAATTCATCGGAAGTATGGATTTTGAAGTCCTGACAAGAAGTTTTGGTATCGTAAAAGGCACATATATATGCACACTCGACAATTATCATAACCAACCTGACATAATCGACTACAGCACCAGTGAAATACCTGAAGAACATAAATCATTTAATTTGTTGCAGTTGAATAATGGACAATATTGTTTATATCCGAACAATAGAATGAGAATCTATGATAATAGCCTGACTCCTGAAAAGCCTAAAATTCCCGATTTTAAAGTTAGCACAGTTGAGTACCAAGTTGAAAACGGTAACAACACAAGGCTAGGCGATACTGACGAATATTTTTGGAAAACTAAAAAAGAATAATTTACCATTGACAATGTAGTTATCATTACATATATAGATTATATAGGTCTATCGTAAGGAGATAATTATGGACAAACCAATTTTAGCAAACGAACTAATTACCGCTCTTGGGGATGCCAAAAGAAATATACTTGGATGGCAAGGCGGTAAATATGCAGAGGGCATGAGACGCAATATACAAACTGAAATTGTTACTGCTCAAAAATTTGTATTAAGCAAAGGTCTTATTGAGCATGCAGTACAAGCAAGCATGTCAAAACCCGAAATACTTTTTAATATGTTGGAGCGAGGTATACCGCCATTTAATTCTTTATGGATTGAGTGGGATGAAGTTTATCGTCAAGAACTATTAAAAAAAATCCATGAATCAAATGGCAAAACTTATGAAATAAATGAACAAATTATGCCTGTTGGCTATCATATTATGAAACATAATAATGATTTTATATATGCCTTATATACTAAATACGAACCCGATAATAAAAGTTATGTGGTCTCTCCGCAGATCGGATTTACTATTGATAACGAAAAACCGTTTGATAGATTTTCTGCCTCAGCACACAATGAAGAGCCTATGAGTGATAAAGATTGGAACATGGCAACATGGCAATCTACATCTGCATATCTTGGCAGTTGGTACGTTGGAGAATATATGAACAATGGAACTAAAAAAGATAAATACTATTTAGATCAAATTAGACAACGAGTGACTACAACACAAACTGCATCTATGCACTGGATGATAAGCCAAGAAAAATTTGATTATGGTTGGAATAAATCAGAAATGAGACAATTTATGGAAGTGTCTTATAATGTTATGGAAGGCGATGCGAGGTTTATGATCGCATTACTTGGGTTGTTAAACTACGATTTAATCGCCACAGAGACGGTTGTTCCGCCTAAAAAGATAGATCATATAGCCTTTGGTCGTAAAGTGCCTAAAAACGAATATAAAGTCGTTACAATTAATTTACCAAAGCCTAGGGGCAAACGGGTTTATTCTCGCATGTTCACGGGGCAAGGATCACCAAAGCGGGAACATTGGAGACGAGGGCATTGGAGAGTGTTAAAAAATAAAAAAGGCGATGTTCTTAAACGTATTTGGATTGAGCAACAAAAGGTTGGTAATGCTGAATTAGGCAAAATAGTCCATGATTATGTATTAAATAAAAAAGATGCTTGACATGGTATTGAATACTATAGTAACTATAGAGAACTATCTTAACTAGCAAAGGAAGGAAAGTAAGATGACTAAAAAAACAGAATGGGAATTAGAACAAGAAAAAATTAAAATCAACAGAAAGAATGGATTGAAGGCTTTGTCTTCTGAACAAAAAGAAGCTATTAAATTAGCTCATCAATCTTTAGTAACTGTCTTAGGAAACATTCAAGACATGGAAGATATTTATTTATCTGACATACGAGACATGAATACTGCTATGTGGAAAATAAGACATGAGTTTGACATAAGTAATGGTGATTATTATGAGTAGACTATCTGACAAACTACTTGAAGTAGAATTGTTCGTAGGTGAGCAGTTGCAGGACTACACAAACGAGCAAGTATTAAAGCAAGTCAAGATCAAGTTTGGTGTTGATATGTATGTAGAACATGCAAAAGATTTGTTGAATGAATTTCAACAAGAACTTAATTTTCAGAGGTTACAACCATGATATTAGTTAAAAGAATAGATATGGCATTACATATCCAAGAGTTAGCCGCATTAGAGAACATAACTGTAAGTTATCAATCGCTAACAGAAACTAATCCTAGGTATTCTGCTATTCCATCTAGGCGACATATAACCATTAGACCGACTAAGAATACGGGGTATTATGTGTCTGCCTTACATGAAATCGGGCATATACTTGGCGGTAATCAATCTCGTAATAACACAACAAAGGAGAAAGAAATTGGTGCATGGATTTGGGCAATGTTACATGCGATTGTATGGACAGATACTGCGGATCGGGTCATGGCTAAAGCGCTACGTTCATATGGTGTTAGTCAATCTGAAATCGATGAAATTCAACACAAGTGGAACCCAACAACAAGAGATGAGGAGCGACAAATTGCTTAATGAAAAATTTATAAAAATACATATTCAACAAGCCACTCCGTACAAAATTACCTTTATAGATAAAATTGTTCGGGCTTTGTACAAAATAAAAAAATGGTAAAGCGAGCAAAAATTCATAGCACTAGCAGATCATGGGAAAAATCTCTCAAAAAATCTGCTAAGGCTAAAGAGCGCCAGCGGACAAAACGAAGAATTGTTCGGGAAATTAAGGAGGAATAAATGGGCGAGTATGAATGTATAGATTGTAACGAAATATTTTGGGCAGAAGAACCACCTTATCCAAAAGATCAATGTGATCGTTGTAAAGAAGAAGATAAGAGCGATGGTTAAAATGTTCGTATTAATATGTGTCGTATGGGCAGATGTTAGTCACCATGATGACGGTGAACAGAAGTGTATCATTCACCAAAGCCAAGTGCAATATGCGACTATGAATCAATGTCGTGCCGATATAGTTAAAAGCGAATTGCTCATTGAAGGCGCTATATTTGATAATTTTGGCGAAGAGCCAATAGATCACAAAATTATGGCTAGTTGCATAGGAGGCGTATGATGGCTAATAAAAAACAGAAGAATTGTTCGCAGTGTAAAGAAAAAATTATTATCGGAATGGAGCTGGTGATGAATAACCGAACAATTTGTCTAGGCTGCGCTACAGAAAAAGGTATATCCCAAAAATTAAACGCATCGGTTTTGCATCATATGAATTGCTCTTATGAATTAACTTCATGCCCTGAATGTTATCGGAACTATGCCGAAATGATGGAGTATTTGGGCTACTCTTGTACCTTAAATGGTACGTTCTATAAACAGACAGATGACCCCAAAATTGTGGTGCTTTATGAGTGATTTACTTACCACTTACCAACTTACTCGGTAAGTAAAAATGACGGTAAGTAGTAAGTCATTGAAATTGTTCGGTTTTTTGAAGCAACTTACGGAGGTTACTTCTTATCATGGTAAGTTAGTTTTTTGCTCTAAGTCATTGATTTTTATGGCTACTTACCAACTTACCGAACTTCCCCCCTAAAGGGGGGTTTAGGGGGCGGTAAGTAACCCGCCCACCAACCCTATTAAATTAACAAAGATTTGGATGAAATTAGACAGGAGAAAAAGTAATGCCAAAAGTAGCTGAGAATTTAACGAAGGAACAGCGATTAGCTGGATGGAAAAGATTGACTGACAAACAGCAAGATTTTCTGAATAACTTTATGCACAAGGATATGACGCAGACATCGGCTGCTAGAGCAGCGGGATACGCAAACCCTGGAGTCGATGCTGTGAGGTTGTTGCGTAACCCAGTCGTGCAGGAAAGATATCAGGAAATGCGTGAGGAAGCCCGTAGTCGCTTCGGGGTCACAATTGATAAGTCGGTGCGGGATTTGTTGAAGATTCGTAACGAGGCGTGGGAGAGCGGGAAGTTTGGTGAGGCTATCAGAGCTGAGGAACTGCGTTTAAAGGCTACTGGACTGCTTGTAAACAAGGCTCATGTGCTACATGAACGAACAGATAGCATGACAAGGGAGGAAATATTGTCAAAACTACAGGAATTTCAAGACATTGCGCAGAAACGCATGAAAATAGCGAACAAATCCCATAAAGACCCAGACTTGATAGAACAAAGTAGCGTAAAACCCAAAAACTAGCATATTTACTTAGACAGGGTGTAGGCACGGAGACCGAAGAATTGTTCGGACTCGCATCGGGATCGGGGTGATCGGGGCTGGATTTGGGCGTAATCGGGAGAATTGTTCGGCTTCAGGCAGGTCACCCCCCTGAATCGGATCGGGATCGGGCTTCTCCAGCAGCGGGGATCGTACAATTGTTCGGAACGGCAGCAGGTTATCCCTGGATCCAGCAGCGTTATCGGGATCTACCTGGCTGGACAGCCTCCTGCGTGAACAATTGTTCGGAAAAAGAAGCCCTGCAGCCTGGAAGGATCGGAGTTTCGCCTGGCTGCCTGACCTGCTTGCTGGAACAATTGTTCGGAAACCTTCACCTGCAGCTCCAGGCGTTCCTGCTGCGCATGAACAATTGTTCGGGCAGGTTCCCTGGAGGCTGCGCAAAAAAAAAGAGCAGGAAAACCAAAACCTGCTCTTTTTACTTTTACAATTAAACAAAGGATATTTAAATGCTTGATGTATTATATATAGTAACTGTTGCTAATCCTGTCAAGTAAATAAAAATAAAAAAAAATTATTTTATCTGTTGACACATGTGGCAATCATTGCTATATATATATCAAGTTAAACAAACACAAGGAACTAAGCCAATGAAATTTAAAAAAACAAATACAACTTATGGAACACATCTTCAGGGTAATGTTGGGGCAACTTATCAGGAGCTGGTAGAAGTTTTCGGAGAGCCAACAAGATTTGAATGGTCTGAGGAGTCTGATAACAAAGTAGATGCTCAATGGGCTATCAAGTTTGAAGATGGCACAATAGCAACCATATATAATTATAAGAACGGACTTAATTACTTAGGAGCAGAGGGTAAGAGAGTTAGTCAGATAATGATGTGGAATGTTGGTGGACACAGCGAAAGAGCTGTAACATTGGTCAATGACGAAGTTATTGAATGGCAGCACAGACTTCACGAAACTGGTAAATCAACGAACAATTTAGTAACAGCCTAATTGTTCGGAACGGGATCGGGGAAACCTGATCCTGTTTTTTCTGGCAGCAGGGCGAACAATTGTTCGAGAAGCAGCCCCCCCCCAGCAGGTGTCCATGTTCCTGCTTCGTA